CTCCCGGTGTCCGTACTGTTTTCAACCCCCTGAACGATAATATCGTCGTAATTCTCAACGGATCTCGTAATATTTTGGAGTTTGATATAGTCTGTTTCATTATACGCCTTTTTAATTGTCAACAATGTATTTGTGTCATTCATACTGGTGTACATACCATTACTACCCCTGTATCTATACACTTCTACCCAACGTGAAGTGGAGACATCGTAAACGTATACTATACCCACACCACTATAGACAGTATCGTACGGTTCATTGACGTTATACACAAACATCGATGTTCCCAGGTTATTCAATGTGATATCACTAATCTCATATAATTCCAGCACTTGTCCATAGGCAATCCACTCATTATTAGAAAATTCGAAAATATTAAGCTCGTTCGTACTGTCAAGTCCAATCACGATTATATACCCATTAGAAGAAAACCTGACTGTCGCCCCGGGGGACGTTTGAAAAACGAATTGGTCTCCTATTTGTACATTTGTTGTTCTGTTATATATGAAATAACTGTCGTTGATGACACCGGTTGTTCTTGTACTGTAGATACTCCCATCTCTTGAGAGTGCCACTAAATCTGTCTTACTCCTAAAATCGTAGCCAGTTCCATTCCACTCCCATAGACCATAGCCTATTTGAGCGACGACGTTGCCGTCATCCGAAAACTGGACATCACCTGACACACTATCAGTTGACCTCTGTACCCACTGATCATCTTCGTAACGGTAAATACCCGACGAGTTCACGATGACATTCAACGCGGGTGAGACGATACCATCACCGACGAAGGTTGTCTGTCCTGTAATTTCGATGCTGTTATTGACGTTAGAAGCGAACGATAATCCATCATTCGATACAACCATGATATTGGACGTAAGTACTTCACTCGACTCAACTTCGTAGTCCAGGGTAACTGTTTGAACAGTGTCGTCGACAGGTGGGTCCGTCTTGACGACACAGTCTTCAATTTCTCTAAACTTAATCTCGATGGTGACTTCTTGATAGCACATGGCACAGAGCGGGATGGCAAGTTCTGGTTTCTGGTAAAAGTAAAAGGGAATGTCGATGAACAGTTTACGAGATGTCGTGGCAGGTCCAAGATGTCCCAAGATGACACCACTCGCGACTGGTACATTCGACGTACGAGCAGGATATTTACCAATGAGTTTTTCAAGGGCTTTCTGCTTGGTCTGTGTATAGTTATGTTCGGAGTATATCTGTAAATAGTCACTCGGGATATGTTGGATTTTTTCATCCCCGATGTACATGTCGACGTATTCAATCATGGCGTGACCGATCGATTCGATGTAGCCGACGCGAGTGATTTCGGCTTCGGCTATGGGATTCAGTTCGACGTCTAAACTAATCGTCTTGATCAGATCACCTTGATCTTTGGGGATGGTGAGACGAATAGTCTTTCCGAATTCTGGATCACCGTCAACATCCAGCTTTACAAACTGTGTCGTATAATTCGTGTGTTTTTTGAATAACTGCACGAAGTGTGAATAGTCTGGTTCTTCCGTGAAGTATATGTCCTGGACACCCTTCGTTGTAAGCTGAATGCGACCAGCCATTACTACTATACCCCTTTAAAATTTTAAACCTGCGAGACCGCTCTGGATGTGTAGAATATTGTAGTTGATGGCGTAGACCTTGGCGAGTACATCGTCCGTGGATGGTTCAATGGTGATCGTCATACGTTTGTGAAAGATCCGACTCATATTCACGTGTCCCGATGGTGTGTGTTGTTCAGGGTTATCAGCAAAACTGTAGACACCGAACGTGTACCCATCTTCTGGGCTATTCACGTGATGTAAAAGTGGTTGTTCGTAGGTCAGGAAAAGATGGTCAGCGTCGATGACATTCATATCATTAAAGTCTAACGTGACGTGTTCAATCTTTACATGCTCGTCACCCTTCTTACCGATGAACAGTAATTCTCGAACAGGGTGTTTAAAGTTGAGCATGAAGGTCTTACGGGTTTCACCTGGTTTGAAAAGAATCTGTGACACTTGGAGTTGTGTGATGAGGTACTCGAGGGGCATGGACTGGAGATACATTCGTTCTTCATCACTCACGAAAACAAACTCTGTATCCAGAGACATGTTCTTTATGACCGAGTCAACACCAGACGAAGGAATCGTTCCGTTGATGATGGTCTCCAATGGATTAAGTTTAATCACGACTTCAACCAGTTGTTTAGACATGGCTGTCGTCGGTATCGACAACGGGGATGCTCTGTTAAAATAGAATGGGATATCGATAAAGAAGGTATAGTCACCCGTGTAATCAAGAACCTGACTTCCGTGACCGTTCAGAAAGTACAGCGTCTGTTCAGCATCATCGATCGTGTTGTGAAGTTGTTGTTGCATATACATGTACTCTCCTGTCACACGCTCGATGAGTTGTCCACCAATGTATAGGTCAACTGTATCTATCAATCGCGTACATAAAGATGGTACATACGTCAGGCCACCACCGGGTGCAGTCAAAAGAAACTTGACCGTCATACCCTTGATGAGGTCACCTTTATTCTGTGGAATGATACATCGTAGTTCCTCCCCAAAGTCGACAGTGCCATCGAAGGGTGTTTCGATTTGTTCCAGAGCAAACTTTGTGTGTTTTTTAAACTTTGTGAGAAAGTATGAAAAATCTGGATCACCTGTGAGCCAACGATCCTGAACGCCGGTCACTGCGAGTTTTGCAACCCCGGACATATCTACTATGTGTGAGTAAAATTTTATGAAATAAAACGGGACACTACAGTAGAATGAATCTTCAGTTGAAGAAATTCAACCCCGCGACCATGACAGATGATCGTGTGTGTGTCTTCATAGGTAAGCGTAACACGGGGAAATCAACATTGGTCAAGGATATCATGTTCCACAAGAAGCATCTTCCAGCTGGGATCGTGCTCAGTGGTACAGAGGAAGGGAACCACTTCTATTCCGAGTTCATTCCAGATTTATTCGTCTACGGTGACTATGATCGAGAGGCGATCGAACGTGTCATGGCTCGACAGCGTAAACTCGTTGGCAATGGAAAATCAAATTGTGGAGCCTTCATGTTGTTGGATGATTGTATGTATGACAACAAGTTCTTGAAGGATACCTGTATTCGTCAGTGTTTCATGAATGGTCGACACTGGAAGATCTTCTTCATGTTGACGATGCAATACTGTATGGATCTACCTCCAGCACTCCGAGCCAACGTCGACTACGTTTTCCTTCTTAGAGAGAATATTCTTCAGAACAGGGAAAAGTTGTACAAGTCATTCTTCGGAATCTTCCCATCCTTCGACATGTTCAACAAGGTGATGGATGCCTGTACAGAAAACTATGAGTGTCTCGTATTGGACAATACAGTCAAGTCCAACAGGATCCAGGATTGTGTGTTCTGGTACAAGGCGAGTATTCGTAAAAATTTCCGAGTCGGTGGTCCTGATCTATGGGCGGCACACAAAAAGATGTACAATCCCAAGTACATGTCTCAACAAGAAGGTGATGCGAAGAAGGCGGGTAAAAAGACGGCGTTGACCATCACGAAGAAGAAATAATCAGGCTGCGTGTTTCTCTTTTGTAAAAAACATAGAACACTATTAAATGACGGACATCCGTACTATGAATTTATCCGACAATGGTGACAACGGTATGGTGTCGTTGAACCCTTCGACGTCATTTGTTTCGCAGAATTCCGAGGAAAAAAATGTCAGTGAAAATAAAGTTACCATGGACTCCACACCGATTGCCGAACTCATGGGACAACCCGAGGCTGTTGAACAGCAGATGATGCCTGCTCAGATGCCCATGCAACAAATGCAGATGATGGCTCAGGCTCCCGCCCCACAACCCGTGATGACCGAACCCGTCAAGGCTCCCGAGTCCAAGAACCCCTTCAACCTGACTGACCAGCAGATGCAGGCTCTTCTCGTTTCCGCTTGTACGGCTGCGGCGATTAGCACACCCGTGCAAGAGAAGCTTGCGACTATGGTTCCTCAATTTCTCAACGACGCTGGTCGTCGTAGCCTCATCGGCCTCGGTGCGACCGGTCTCATCGCCGCCATTCTTTTCCACATCAGCCAGAGCTACGTGCTCAAGGCTTAGGGTACCTGTTCCCACCCCATGTTACTGTAGATCGACTTGTCTACGCCCAACATGTATGTAAGCACCGCACCAACTATGAACGCGGCTAGAAATAAGAGACTCACTTCCAAACTCTTTTTTCTATCCTTGCCATAATCCTTAATCTGCCCCTTCAGGGTCTTGACCACACGCGTCAGACCTTCCACAAGAATGAAGGCGATGATTGTCGACGAAAAGAAGAAACCCTTATCCACAGCCAATTGGGGTACCTGACCTACGATGAGACGGAGTGCATTGGGGATGACGATGGTCATCAGTGTAATGTTCGCCCAGTAATCCCTAGTATACATGGGTACCATGGGTAAAGCAAATACGAGAACCCACATGATGATCGCCGTGGCGACTGTCGCGACGGGTGTTTTCATTTGATGTATGCATAGATTATTTATCCTGGACGTGCATACCACAGAATGGTGTTTCGTTGGGGATGGGTTCGTAGATGTTCAAACGGACACAGATGGCTTTGAGTTTGTTGTACTTGTCCCAATACTTTTCTGAGTGATCGTACTCATCAACCATACAGTGAGTAAGTTCGTGAATCAGGACATGGAAAATTTCATTCACTTCACCGTCGATGCACAGACCAATCTCAGCACCCTTATTGAGATTGTAGCCAACTGTACCACGAAGTCCGTAGTGGGCAGTGATGGGGATACAGTGTTTGAGTTTCTGAAACTCTGTACCGTCGACATTGTTTCTCAGAATTTCGTAGCGTTCCCTGACGATTCGTAATTTTTCAGGTTCAAACGTCGACATGTAGATGTAGATATTAATAATGAGTAACGCTACGACGACTATCATTTTCTATATGTAAATATAAATTTGCTGTAGAGCTCCGATATATGACTGCCTGTCAGGTTTTCCCACAGTGTCAACGTAAACCCACACGACTCTAAACTTTGGATGAGGTGGTCTCTATAGGCGACTGGTTCAGACTTTGGTCCATCGGCATAATAGGGTGTATCGACGAGATTGACAAATAATTTTTCACCAAATCCACCATTGCCGTGTTCTTTCAGTTTGAAAAAGTTTCCCATGTCGTCATGAAGTGGTGTCTTCATAATTATTTTTTCAGAATCCGGAATGATCCCAAAAAGTTTTCCTCCGGGTTTGACTCTCTTTTTTATTTCACGGATGGATTCAAAAAACTTTTTTTCGGATTCGAAAATGTAGTGCAAAGAAAAATTGAAACATACCAAATCAAATTTTCTGTTTGGACAATCGAAAATATCTCCTTGATAAAAGTTGACTCGCATTTTCAAATTCTTTGCTCGAGACCGAGCTTCTTGGAGAGATGTCTCATCTGGATCGCACATGTTTATGTTTGCCCCAGCATGTCTCCATTTTTGAAGATCACCTCCACACCCACACCCAACATCCAAAATGGTGTCACCTTCACGAGTCACTGATTGGATCAGTTCCTTCTTGAAGGTGTTATGAGCCCGTCGGATCTCTTCCATGGTCTTATATAGGTGGTATTATTTAACCCACTTAAGTGGGAAAAGGCTTAAAGTTTTACACACTACTATAGACATAATGGCTTCTCTCGAGCAAGATTACACTACTGTTCCCGGTCAGATCTACGCATGCCTTTCCATCGTGGGCCCCGAGTGCCCTCAGAAGAATGACAAGTTTGGTATTAAGATCCGAGGGTGCTTCAACACCCGTGGTGAGGCGGAGAGCCATGCGAAGCGTCTTCAGAAGGAGGATGCCACCTTCGACATCTACGTCGTAGACATGTACAAGTGGCTACTGATTCCCCCCGATGCCGATAAGATCGACGACGTACACTACACGAACGACAAGCTGGAAGAACTCATGCAGGGCTACAAGGAGAACCAGGCGATGGCGGTCAAGATGTTCGAGGAGCGTAAGCGTGACATGATGAACACTGATAACCACCTGAAGCCCGGTGACGAAAACTCCAAGTACTACAACAAGCCCGATGAACCCCCTATCAGCCATCCAGCCGAGGTTCTCGAGCGTCTTCAGAAGGAGGAGCCCGATACGCCCATGGAGGAGTTGGTCAAGAAGGCTGACGACATCGTCGCTGCAGAGATCAAGGAGCGACAGGCGAAGCGTGAGGCGGATGCCAAGCTGGAGACGGTCAGTGAATAATTAAAAAAATATACATACATGGTAAGAATGTTCAGTGTGTTGTTGAATATCATCACACTGATCATCGTTTTCTTCGTGGCGTACTTCTTTTTCACATCACCTGAAAATGTCAAAAAGAAGATGAACACAGCGTCTGAGGTTTTAGCGGCACAATTGAAGGACCCAGTGGTCACGAGTCGTGCGTATTTTACTGAGCGGAAGAATGGGTCGACTGGATCCTTCGTCGGTAACTTTCCTTGGGACGAAAAAGAATGGATCTACGGGTACCCACTTAGCCAGGCCTGAGGATCACGGGCTGCATGGTCTTACCCATGAAGAATCCCAAAAGAAAAACGACAAAGCCGACAATCCATGTCGTCTTATCAACCTGTGAAAAGAAGTCAACCTTGGGCTGCTCGGGGGGTTGCTGATACATGTGAGGAGGCATCATCATCATAGGGGGTTGTTGGTAATAGTCTTGTTCGGGTTCACGCTCCTGTTCGGGGTCATGAACATCTTTATTGAATTCGATGGGGTTGCCGATGTCTGCTTCCATATCTAAAAATACCTTTCATTTTTTTAAGCGTGAAATTCCTCATCTTCGTCATCGTCATCATCGACGACGAAGTCCTTGAGATTTCCATTTTCATCAGCATCTTCATCCTCATCATCCGTGAAGTCATCCTCAGAACCATGTTCCTCGTCAGTGTCTATGTCACTATCATCGAGGTTACTGTCGTAATCATCCTCGGCGTAATCATCTTCCACTTCTTCCTGTGGCGTGTACACTTCGGGCTTCTTGATGCGACGTCCGGATCTAGAAATCATCGCTTCTACTATAGTCTACTGTTTAAGTATTTAGGATGAAACGCGGCGTCGACGTTCATGAGCTGTTGTTCAGCGTAATACCCTATTTGTTTAACGAGTTCGTGTATATCTTCCTGGTATTCGCTCATTATTCCAACGTTCTCCAGGTGTTCTAAGGCTGTATAAAGAAAGGGCGTCGCAGTTTCTGGTGTTCCGATATGTTTTTTAAACATTGATATGTTCGTGATAAAGGCATAAAAACTATCTGGATCCAACCCTGAATAGTTATACGCCTTCTTTACGAGTTCATCAATTTCGTCGGTTTTAACGGATCGTCTTGTGAGTAACCTTGTCAAGTAGGCCGACGCCACCAAGAGTACACTCGACATCTTATTTTGTGTCCGGAAATAAAATCTCTTTGGATTTCTTGTTTAGGAGAAACCTCCTGGGTTTCCCAGTGCATTTGGAACACATAAAGTCGATGCCTGACTTGTCAACCGTAAAGTGGCATTCGGCTCCATGTTTCATGTCACAGTCTGTGTCTGTCACGTTGATGGTATACTTGTTCCTGTTCTTGGTGACAGAGAGAACATTCGTTGGTCTGATACAGTTGTTGATGTAGGTGTTCATGACCTTGACAGCTTCAGATGTCTTAATCTTTTGTTTGGGAGGGGGTGTTGACGTTCGACTGGGTAATGGTGTATCATCATAGAACTTGTTGATGATCTTATCCGTCAAACGATGTTCTCTTCCCCTGAAGTCTGCACAGAAACCGTGTCGACGACCTATGATCGTCTCACAGTCACAAAAACATTTCTGTGAGATCGAACCCCCGACCATGTGGAACCAAACATGATTGGAATTGTGAGATCTTCCCAGGTTTTCACAATACTTCGATGTCGTCGAGATCAAAAACTGTTTCTTATGTGTGAAAATCTTCGTGACTCTCGCATCCTCCTGACCTTCCATATTCTTCCGGATGAAGGTTTCCAGATAAGCGACAGCTTCAGAATCTTTAAACTCATCCTTCATCTGAGCTTGTGAGAACGACCCTTCCTTCTTCTTCTGTCCGTCGAGTTGGCGAATAGTGACAACGTCCTTGGCATCTGTTCGGACCATCGTATCCCTGAGTATATCGATCGATGGTTCCTGGGGAATCTTCTTCATGATACACATCACGGGTCCATAAACATACCTGAACAAGGGTACATAGGGCGATTCTGTAATCTTGCCCACCTGTTCACAAGCTGCACATCCCTGGCCATTACAGTCGATGTGCTTACCCTTCTTGTAGGACCATGGAATCCTGAAACCACTCCCCTTGTAGACGGAACGGTCGACAACCTTGTCCCATTCCACCTGTTTGAATACGGACGTCAATGTCGCGATGACATGATCACGGATGTTCAAGGCACCTTCTTGATTAACGACGAACCCCGGCCAGTTCAAGTGTACACCGGTTTTGACGAGATTGTTATCCGTCTTCTTCGGTCTGGCGACACACACGACACAGTCTCGACCACCCAGAGTCTTTACCTTGTCACAGATGACACGACAGATCTTCTCTACACGTTCGAGTTCGAGGGCATCTTCATCTTTGTAGTCGATGTCCAAAAAGAAGTTATAGGTTGGTGTCTTCTGCTCCACCAGATACATCTTTTCTTTGTTCTTCACGGCTTCCACGTATTGTTCACAGAATTCGTCAAGCTTGTTGAATGGAATGGAAAGAACCCCACCATCCATGAGGACATGTGACGTTGCTTTCGCATTGTTGAATTTGTTCTTCGAGCACCAACTCTTGAACATACTTACTCTGGTATAGAGGTATTCTTTTAATCGTCTTGTTGACAATCGTATAGGATCGATCGCATACACGATACGTCTGCATGTTCTTTCTGGTCTTCACTTAAGTTCTTTTTAATAACAAGAAGTTCGTAGACTGTTTTGTCCTTTACAGCTTCAACGTATTGTTCGGCACGACGTTCAGTGTATGCTTTGTTATCAATAAGAAGATCTCTGATCTGCTTCAAGATGTAAGTCTTTGACTTCATTCTATTTTATACTGAAGGTTTTTCTATTAAGTGAAGTCACACACGAATAGAATTCGGGGTTTTGTATGACATTATGTACGATGAGGTCCCAACGTTTACGGGTGTTAAACTCTTCGAGAGTATCGAAGCTCATGAAATCATTTTCATCGTAGGTTTTCTTGATGGGTTCTTTGTTAATTTTTTTTAGATTCGTCTTTGTCTTTTCGTCATTAAACTTTTTGATCAGTTGTTGTTGATCGGTCCGCTTATAGTTGACGAAGAAGACGTAGACATTATAAACTAATTCTACCGTCGGACTCTCCCTGTGTATAAAACTAAACTCTGTATACTCCCCCTTCTTCAATGAGACAACACCCCGTGTCTCCTCTTCAAGCTCTCTGAGGGCACACCTCAATGGATTATAGATTTCCCGTCGTCGACATCCCCCCGTGACAAAAATCCAATCCTTAAATCTACGATCTCGTACGGTCAGAAACCGTGGTCGATCGTCTTCAAATGTGACTGGAATAGCGATCGCTTTGTATTTCTTCATTGCTCATTTAGCAAGTTATAATAAGCGAATATGTTTATTCCTCCTTTTTCTCCTCAGTCTCAGGCTTTTTCTCCGCGGGAGGCTCCACGGGTTCGATCGTCAGGTTCTTCATGAGGTTCATCGAAAAGGTCTTCACGGCATAGACATCCTCCTTCGTCTTCTTCATATCATTGAACATGTAGGCCATCACACCCAAACAAATGATGACACCGGCAATGAGCATCGTTTCACGGTCAAGAGCAAACATCTTATGTGTAATAGATGTGCATTTCTTTTAAGCAGAAATAATTGCACCCATCTTCGTTTTACCCTTCTGGGTACAGGCATCATCACCACCGATAAACTGAAGGCGTTGGAAACGTTCAGCTTCACATTGTTCTTGTTTGGGCTGGACCTCTACGATTTTTTCGAGTGTCCTGGACTTGGGATCGTACGTGAGTACGAAAACGGCTCCTAGTAAAAAGACAATCAACCAGAAGTTCATTTTACTAGTAGTAAATATTATGTTACGGTACGGACAATTAGTTAGAGTACATCAAACCACCCATACCATTTTCGACACGGAGAATGTTATAATTGACCGCGTAAATGGTATCCTTGAAGCTCGTCGTCTCACTGACAATGCGAGCCGAATCAAGGCGGGAGAAGTTGAGGGACCCCGTGGGCTGGAGCTTGGACGTGTCCAGGCAGAAGGGGAAGGTGTACAGCGAAGGATCCGCCTTAGCGTTGGGGGAATGGTAGTAGGACGTCGCCGACGTGTAGTGGGGATCGATGAACTTGAAGTCAGTCACATCGGTACCGTTGATCTGGAGCTTGACACGGTTGGCCGCCGTGTTGACACTGTCAGCAGCGACGTTGCTCGCGGCGAGGAACTTCACGGGGTGGTTGAAGTTCAATTCCTGAGTACGACCGAGGGACGCCAGGGACTTTTGGACCTGGGTAATCAGGATCGCACGAGGATCACGGGCAAGAAGCTCACGCTCATCGGTGTCTAGGTAGATGTAGTTGGCGTGGCACTCGACGCGGCGGACCGAGCTGTCGACGTTGGCGTGGGACTTCCACCGGATCCGGAGTTCGACATCGTGGTACTGGAGAGCCACGAGGGGAAGGGCCGACTGCCAGTTCTCACAGAAGGAGAAGCGGAGAGGGTAGAACTTGGCGGCGGTGGAGCCATCATAGAGCTCACCCGCGACGGACTTGGCGAGACCGGTCGCGAAAAGGTTGGGGGCGATGTTGTTCGTGAAGAAGGCATCCTGGTCATCGATGACCTGGCCACCGACGAGGAGCTCAACCTTGTCGATCATGGTCGACCAGTCGAGGGCCTCGCAGGCGTTGGAGGCGTTGTTGATCGAGGTGAAGTAGGTGTAGCCAAGGAGATCACCCTTACGCTCGAAGCGAACGGTGGACATACCACCCTGGGAGAGAGCACCCTGAATGACCTGACGCTCGACAGTTTGGGAAAAGTTCGTGTGGCGACGGTAGGTGGAACGGAAGAAGCTCACCTCGGGATCACCGACGAGGTGGGCATCCTGAGCACCGACAGCGACAAGTTGGGCAATACCACCAGACATTTTATATTATATGGAGACTTTATTTTTAAGTGGGGGAGGGAACAATCAACTTCGTTGATTGGGACAGAAATTTCGGTCCGCTTAGATACAAACTTTAGAAACTGGGGTGCGGTTTGTAAAGTTTGGGAGACGAAGACCCGGATTCGGATGAGTTTATGCGGTTTCTGTATTTTCTAAAGCTGTCGCGCGTTCTAGAAGATCTGAAACCTGTGTTTCTAGAGTATCATTCTTAGCCTTGAGTTCTTGTATCGCACCTATGGCGATAACGAATAATCCTTGATAATTAAGAGATAAAGGAGATTGATTTCCATTCTCGTATTCTTCTCCTTCTACGAGAAATGAAAGCTCTGGGGTGTTCTTAACATCCTGAGCTATGAAACCATATTCGTTTTTCCATATGTATCGTCAGCATTTTTTTTAACCTTCCCATTCTTCATCGGATGGAATCTTCAATTATATCTCTGGCCATATGACATCCGATGGATGCTTAAAAGTTGTCGTTATGTCTCGTAGAGACTTGCGATACATAGCCCATTTATGTTTTTGTTCATTTGTCATTTGTACATCGGTTGTATGTGTCCAATCACATAAAGATAGAAGTTTATTTCGTTTCTCACGGATCGTGTCCCAATCGGAGATTAACCAATGATATTTTTCTCTCCTTTTGTTTATAAACGTCTTGACGTTACCATCTTCGTCTTTATGTATATCAATGAAACCAATATTGGGGTTTGATTCTATTTGTATATGACCTACGTTCTCAGCTGTGTCATGTGGGTATGCATTTGCGTGGTCTATAATGTTCATATCGTATATACTTATCACTTTCATCGCATCTTTATCATAATATATCCATAATGGTGACTGAACTTTATTGTATATAATCGCATCCCCGTGTCGTACGAGTGAAATATTTATACAATTATCTTCTGGTGGTATTGTTATAAACACATTTGACGTTTCTGGTCGCGAAGTCCGATCAATGAAACAATTATTATCTGTATCTATGTAATTAAAAATGTTTAACGTTTCTGGATCGTAATAGATGTTCATTTATATTAATGTAAAATATTTAAACTGACGTATTTTCCGCGAAATAACCCGTATCTCCTATGACTTGTGCTGTGAAAGTGATATATGTAGCCCCCTCTGCTTTATTGGGGAATGTCACGTCAAAATGAACCTCTATTACAGTGGTCGCACTACCGGATTGGCTCGTCGCGAATGTAAATCCAGTTGCATTAATATCTTCTCCAGAGTTATGGGTTATACCTACACTAGCCCCAGCATTTCTTTGTATAGTGTATTGTCTTCTCCAAGCTTGGACATCTCCACTACCCAAATAGTTCCTACCAAAACCCTGAAAAATGATGATAAAATTTGCGTAACTATTTGGTACATATACTCGATAATACCTTTTTGTCTGCGCCCCGGAGTTTCCACCCGCGTTCTTGTAAACGTTGAAAGTTTCTAAGGACATCTGTTTGTTTATGATTGCCTTATTAAAGTTTACATGAAATGGTCCTTTTGGATCCGTCGTCCCGATGCCGACGCTGCCCGTAAATATAGCTTTGTCCCCACCTGATACGGGGAAGTCGACAATATTTGATACGGTAGTCAAGTCTGTGATATACTGTAACTCGTCGATGGCATTCGTCTTTCCATTAAAATATATACCACCAGACATGCCATTATAATTTGCAGTTGGAATCAAAGCGAGTGCGATATACGTGCTACTATTGTACGTTAGTGAAACTAGTTTAGCATAAAAACTGTTTGAATTTCCTGAATAAGTAAAGGTCATTCTACCAGAAAGAGCGGCTGCACTACCGACACCAGCAATGATTTCCGCCTCGAAGGTGTTATTAACACTCGAATAACCACGTACACCAGATATTTTTCCCGAAAATCTTTTAGGGTTGCTACTCTCACTCTTTAACAAGAGAACATATGATGTAGCTAGCTCTGGACCTGCTCCTAAATATTTTTGAATATACATACTGTTAAAATAACCATCTGATTGGCTAACCTCTAACGGGGTTTTTGGATTCGTCGTCCCGATGCCGACGTTGCCACTCTCATCAATAGTCATTCGCGTTGTGCAGGCACCATTGTA